AACACAATTTGACGCCATTTTGTAGAATCAGCAGGGTTTGTTGTTTGTAACCCAATAAAGTTTGATTTGCAAGCAAATGAAGCATTTGGTGCGCTTGTAGTACCAACCAACAAATTACCACTATTATCTAGTGTCATTGCTGTGGTGCTTGTGCTTGGAATATTACCCGCCCCTAGATTGCCTGTATATTGCGCCCATGCAAATGAACCATCATTTGGCATAACAATAGCTTGAGCAGGTGCTCCCGCATTTATATATCGAACATTAGTTCCATCGTTGTAAAAATTGTTACCAAAAATAGTGTTTGTAGCAGACCCAGCAAAATGTCCTACGGTAACAGAACTACTACCAACTTGAATGGCTTTTCGGCTAGAACCCCAAGCACTAGGAGTAACTCCTACACCCACGTTTTGTGAGTTATCTATCGTTATTGCAGTAGTTGCCGTACCACCTGAAGTGGTCGTAGCTAATTGTAAAGTTCCATCGTTACCAGCGGTATAGACTAAACCCGTTGTGCCACTTGACACGCCATTGTCGGCTTTGAGAATATTGGATGACATATTATGCTACCTTTACAATTATTGTTGTCACATTGTTAACAACAGATATAACTTTTCCAACTGATTGCATATACTGCTGAAGTGTCATTGCAGATTCTGATACTGCTTCACCACCAATAGAGCCATCTTGTTTGGCAACTGGAACGATATATTGTCCTGACGTTGCACCTGTTACATTGACTGGAACTTGACCCGCAAAAGCAATTCTGTCTACCAATGCTCTAGCAGTTTCAACAACAGTTGCTAATTGCGATTCATAAGCAGTTAAAGCAGTTTGATAATTAGTTTCTGCCGTTGCCCAATCAGCATCAGATTCATTTTGTCCTATTGTCGGAGTAGTAGGTTTAGTTAAACCAAGAACTTCTGCGCTACCCCATGTATCTCCACCAACATAAGATGGATTAGTTGACTTAACTACAAAACTTATTGCGTTAGCAAATACGTTTGTTAACTTTCCATTTACGTCAATACCGCAAATATCACCCTTATTAATAGTGAAATTACCCGCTTTGGTCATATATTCAGCGTAGTCAGCACCCGATGCGTTTACTGTTCCTGCGGCATTTATAGAGCGATTTGTACTATTTGCTTTACCTACTTTAACCGCTGAATTTGCAGAATTTGCATATCCAGTACCATAAAGAACAGCATAAGCCGAAAGAGCATCAGCAGATGCCGCAGAACCATATGCTTGAAAAATTAGATTTCCTGCATCATTTGCAGAAGAACATGAAACTTGCAAATAACCACTATTATTTAGTGTCATTGCTTGGGTGAAGCTGATTGCGTTACCTGCTGTGCCAGACGGGGCGGTAAACCATTGATGCTGACCACTAGAATTTATTGAATAATAAGAAGCATAATAGCTTTGACTATAAATCCAGTTTGTTCCGTTGTAATATCCGTTTGCACCAACAAATGTAATTGGAAAATTATTTTGATTAAATAAAAATCCTGAATTGCTCAGTTGAATTGTTTTAGTTGCAACGCCACCCCAAGCACTAGGAGTAACTCCTACACCTACGTTTTGAGCTGTATCTATTGTTACCGCAGTAGTCGTGCCGTTAGTCTGCAATACCAAATTGCCTGTTGTATCTGCCGTATATACTAAGCCTGTCGTTGTCGTTGTTCCTGATGCTATGCTTGACATATCAAATTCCTTAAATAATTATCCATCTTTGTGATGGTGCAACAGTAATGCTAATTCCTGAATTAATGGTTATTGGTCCAACAGAAAAACCATTTGTTCCTGCACCAATTGTATAACTTACGTTAGCAGTAGAGTTATTTACTTGAATAGCTCCACCCGCTTGTGCGCCACCAATTCCACCCCATTGACCATTTATATAACCTTCAAATTGATTAGTGGTTGTGTTAGCCCTTAACATTCCTGTAGAAGGAGATCCTGCACGTTGAGCAGTAGTTCCCGCAGGAACTTGAATCTCTCCTGTACCTGTCATAGTAATGTCACCAGATGCAGTAAGGGTTGTAACGCTTGTAGCACCTGTTAAAGCAAGATTATCCCCAGATTGGAGTTCCTCTATTTGCGTACCACTTATAACTAATGGAATTCTTGCAGTCATTTCTTTTCCTTAAACAAGAGGAACATTCACAATCGTTCCACCATATAGTAAAACTTGTATATAACTATTTACCGCCAGTACAACCCTTGTTACCCCTGTGTACAACAATACTGGCAAACCAGAATAAGCAATAGGACCCGTAGGTCCTGTCGGACCAAAAGGACCTGTAGGACCTGTCGGTCCAGTTGGACCACCATAAGGACCTGTTGGACCTAAAGGTCCCGTAGGACCCGTGGGACCGCCAATTGGAGGTGCAAAATAAAGAGCAGGAGTGCTCCAACTCAGTACAGTTGGTGCAATAGAGTTAACTACTGAAACAGATACCCAAACATCATTACCAGTAGACGTTATTGGTGTTGCTGACCATCCAGTTGGAGGAATTCCTACATTTGTAGTAAAGTTCCAAGAACCACCAGTTGGTATTGCAGGTTGAGTAACACTTTGAATGTAAATAGGCCATATAAAATAGGTAACTGTGTTTACACCTGGGTTACCATATAACCCATTGTTTTCACCATTCCCAGAATAATAGCTACTTGTTATCATTTAAGTCTTCTTGCATTTGCAATAAGTTGTTAATTAACCTAACGTCCGTAGGGTTTAATTCTACTGCTTTCTGACAAAATTCAATTGCTTTTCCCTTTAGCCCAATATTCCACGCAGAAATACTGGCTAAATCCCAAGGCTTCTCACCCCAAGCATTTGGATCCATTGTGTAAACCGCTTCTTTGTCAACAATCTTTAAAGCAGTCATTGCACTTGAATAACATTCTTCCCACATAGAACATCTGTAAGAATACATTGCTAAATCTAACCAAGGTTCTCTAGTGTTAGGAGCTTCTGCACAAGCCAACCTGTACCATTTTAGGCATTCCCAATGGTTAGCCAATTCTTCATAGCTTTTGCCTAATAACCTCATCGCATAGCATCTTTCATTAATCCAAGTGGCTTCAGGCATTTTTAAATACTTATGTAAAGCATCTATAGCATCTTGCCAACGATAATTAAAGGTTAATTCTCTGCAATGATAAAAAGCATTCCTTGGACAATGTGGATCTTCTTTAACCGCCATCTCTAGTAAATCCATATACTGACCTCTTGATTTTGTTGGATCAGGTTTATGAACTACTAACAACATATCTGTTTGTGCCCAAACTTCTACAGTTCTTGGGTCTGGAATTGGATATTCATGAACCGCATGATGAAAAAAATAACCTTTTTTAGCAAAAATCTTTTCGTAATAAAAAGCAATTCCCGCACCCCAATCAAATTTATATCTTAATCTAGTCGTTCCAGGTGTCCAAACTCTTTCAACTTCTTCTCGCCAACCAGGCTGAAGCTCCTCATCTAAATCAAGACTAACAACAATGTCTATGTCTTTTGGCAAAAGAGCTAAAGCAGCATTTCTTGCAAGATCAAATCTCCAAGGATTAATACATATTTCATGCACTATTGCTCCACTTTCTATTGCCAAATCTACAGTATTGTCAGTTGAACCAGTATCTGCAATAAGTATTAAGTCTGCGCCTTTGGCAGAATCACAAAATCTTTTTACAAATTTTTCTTCATTTTTACTAATTGCACAAACCGCTATCTTCATAATCTAATCCCTATAAGATCAAAAATCTAGATCCATTCGGTACAGTAACAGTAACTCCATTGCTTAATGTAATAGGTCCAATTGCATGAGCAGAATAACCAGTTGGAATAACCACAGACGTACTCAAAGTCATAGAGTTAATTATTAACCCTTGAACACTTAACCCACCAGTAGTAGGAATAAGTTTGTCTGCTACGTTGTCTTGGTTAATAGCCATGATTAAACGTCCGTTGCGCCTTGGTATTGAGACATTGTTTTAAGCACTTCATAGATTGCAGTCATCAACTCACCCTTACCCGCCAAGTCTGCTAGTCCAATGTAGTGTGCGTGTTCCAGTACTGGACTAAGATTTGAATCTCTAGCATCCTTTGAGAAATGCACAGATACCTGTACTTGGATATTGTCTTTGTTTCCAAAGAAGTTTGTAACTCTAGCGTAAGCCTCTGGTGCTGGTGCGCCAAATTGAGTTGTGCCTAAGTTTAGTTTAAGTGCCATTGTTTACCCCAGTTCTGATGTGTCT